GGGGCTCCTGCCCCTCTGCTGACGTGCGGCCTCCCTGCCGCACCCCTAACGGGCTGTTCTGTGAAGAAGCGAGATATATGTCGTAAAGAGGGATTAACGGGGATTTGGCCGGAAGTGGCGGGATGATTAAGCTGAGCTTAGTTTTTGCTTAAATTTTACTCAATTTATTGATTGCGCGTCATTTGTCGGAAAATTAGCTTAAACCGATTATTTTTGTTGTTTATTTGGCGCAATTATATTTCATGGCCGTACCACCTTACGCGCCCCGCAATTTTTACCTCTTTTGCTTGCACTGAGCTGATTATACGCTTTTCATAACGCGGATTATCACTGATAACTATCAGTGAGCCGTCAAAGTCTTGCTGTATGCGTTTGACGCTAAGATGATGATCGGCTTGTATTATATAAATCGAGTCATCTTTAATGCTGTCAATGCTGACGTCCACCAACAGCAAGTCGCCATCATAGATAGTGGGCTCCATACTGTCACCTTTGGCCTTGATTAGCGCGCATTTATTGGATTGCAGGCCTTTTTGTTTTAACCAATCCTTTCTAAAGGCCATTTGGCTGATTTGCTGCTCTTGATCAACCAGTGAACCATGACCGGCCGAGGCTTCTACATCATAAAACGGCACCAGAGCCAGTTGATCTATATATGTTGACAGTTCCGCAACAGCTGATTTTACCAAATCGCTTTTCTCGCCCGCACTAAGCCATAACAGCTCCATAAAGCTTTCGAATGTTTTTTTAGGTAGAGCAACGCCTATTTCATTGGTTATTGTTGTAATGAGGCTTTGCGCTTCTTTAAATTCGGCGCAAAGCTGAAGCGTATCCGCTTGTCGGCGAGCCGCCGCTTCTTGATCACCGCCTTCAGCTTTTATGTTGTCTATCTTGATTCTCAGGCCGGGCGGCAGCTGCACGGCATCTTCCAGTAGCATCGGCCCTTCGCCAGTCATTAACCAATTGGCATTAATTCCAGCGTTAATAAAACCTGTTAGTGATTTAGCTCCTGGAGGACTTATATCCATTTCATAATTTTGGTATGTGCTAAACGATACTCCAGAAATGGAGCTTGCGTCCTTTTGACTTAGGTCTTTTGAGGCCCTCCATTCCTTTAATCTGGTTCCAATTGTCATGCATCAATTCCTTGGTGGAATTGATGCAAGGCGCTGATTTTAATTGATGCGCGCGCATCAATCCTAAGCAATTGATTTAGTTTTAATTTCATATTGACTCCATAAATTAGGCTAACTACGAATTAATGCATAAAAATTTAGGTGTTTATTGTGTTGACGTATCCAAAATTTTGGAGTTTAATGTCTACACCTTAAACAACCCCAGAGACAAAAAACATATGACTACCCAAACCGAAAAAAAAGCCAGTCCTGCGGCAGAACCCCCTGCCGAGGATTGGCACCCTTCCGACGTTGTCGCCGCCCTGCATAAGGCAGGGTGGACAATGAAGGCATTGGCCGAAGAGCACAATCTGTCGACAGGCACCACCTTATCGCGCGCACTCACCCAAAGCTACCCCGCCTCTGAAAAACGCATTGCTGCTGCCTTGGGCTTGCATCCCAAGGACATTTGGCCCAGCCGCTACTACGAGAATGGCGAACCTAAGCCACGCGGTTTCAGAGGTTTAAAGTTTAAGCGTTTCGCTCCCGGCGTCAATGTAAAAGATCAGCGGCTTCGTGAACATGAAGGCGCGTGATCCATTGACAGTCGATTTATTTGACATGGTAGTTGTGCCGGTCGAACGCGGCGGTAAGCCGGGATCATTAGATATTGGTGCGCAGCTGCGGAGTTTACTGAGCGAGCTAATCAAGCTGTCGCCGCTAAGCCGTTACCAGATCGCAGCCAAGATGAGCGAGTTGGTCGGTCACGAGATTACCAAGCACCAATTGGATAGCTGGACAGCGGAAAGCCGTGAAGGCTGGCGTTTTCCGCTGGAGTATTTGCCGGCGTTGGAAGTGGCATTAGAGACACACGATATTACCGCCTGGATTGCCGATTTACGCGGTGCAAAATTGAGTGTAGGCAAAGAGGTTTGGGAGGCGCAACTGGGCAAGTTGGAAGCATTGAAGAATCAATTGCGCCTGCAAGAGAAAGCAATCAAGCAAGCTATGAGTGGTGGAAAATGAGCGCTAAAACAAACATCGAATGGGCTGACGCCACATGGAACCCGGTAACTGGCTGTAGCAAGATGTCTCAAGGCTGCAAATATTGTTACGCCGAACGCGACTGGCCGAGAATGGCAAAGGTTCCGGCCTACGTCGGGCGTAAATTTACCGATGTTCGCTGGCATTATGACAGGCTTGAAATTCCATTGCGCTGGCAAAAGCCTCGACTGATATTCGTTAACTCAATGTCTGACTTGTTTCATGAATCGGTGCCGTTTGATTTTATTCATCGAGTGATGGTGAGTATGCAACAGGCTCCGCGACATATTTACCAAGTGTTGACAAAGCGCCCTGCAAGAGTGCTTGAGTTTTTTGATTATTGGGGTGATGAGGCAAAGGAAGGTTTTGCTGAATTAATGCCTAATGTTTGGCTTGGTGTATCGGTTGAAGATCAAAAAACCGCCAGCGAGCGCATACCGCTACTGCTGTCTGCGCCTGCTGCTGTGCATTGGATTAGCGCTGAGCCGCTGCTTGGTAAGGTTGACATTCGCAGTGGTCATATTCCGAACGGACTTGACTGGGTGGTTGTCGGTGGCGAGTCCGGACCTAATGCGAGACCGATGCATCCAGACTGGGTTAGATCGTTGCGCGATCAATGCATTGCCGCCGAAGTTCCATTTTTGTTCAAGCAATGGGGTGAGTGGGCGCCAGTACATGAGCTTCGATGCAATGAGCCGGGTGTTAAGGGAAAGATATGGCATAACTTTGACCCTGATACATCTGTATGTAGAGTTGGGAAAAAGCAGTCCGGACGCCTGATAGATGGTGTTGAATATAACGGTTATCCGGGTGTAAAGCATGAGTGAGATCGATAAAACTCTGTATGCCAATGCCGATGAGATCGCGGTAGTAATCTGCAAGCATAAAAGCTCTGTTACGAGGCAGGCGATTAATGAGAATTGGCAATGCGTCTTTGAAAACAGCCGTGGCAAGCACAAAAAGAAGTGGTTTCTGATTAAGGCGCTACCCAAAGCCATCCGTGAAGCCATGCTCAATCGACGCGCATCGACCATTCTACAAGCGCTACAAAAACCGGCCGAAACCGAGCCTGCAGCAGTAATTCCAGCTGAGGAAAAAGCGCAGCACCTAGCACCGGCCTCAGTCACGCCACTGGAAAATCTAACCGAACGCCAACGCAAGGTTAACGAGGCCCGTCATCACTTGGTGCATAACGTGCGCGTCATGGCCTTGCAAATGCGCTGGAGCTTTGGCAAGGCTGCCGATCATCTAATCGCAAAAGCAGCGGCCGGGGAATTGGAGAGCGAGCTAATGGATAGCATGCTACTGGCTCGGGAAACGCGGGGCGTGAAGCGAAATGACGGGGAACTGGTTTCACGGCGCTCGCTGGAGCGCTGGAATCAGGAGAAAAGCTCAGGCAAGCAGTTGGCGCCGGGCATTCGGCAAAAGGAAGACTGGCGGGGTAAATGGTGGCTGGCACTGTTCTTGAGCTTTTACCGCAAGCCGCAAAAGCCGTCGTTACGCGAGGCGCACCGCGACTTTGAAAAGGCCTGGCAAGCGCAAGGCTTTACCGAAAAGTGCCCGGATTACGACGTGATTTGCCGGCTGCAAAAAAAGATTCCTCAAGTCGTGCTGGCTATTGGGCGTTCGACCGGCTCGGAACTGGCTGCGTTGCGGCCGTTTACACGCCGGGATTGGTCCGGCATGAGCAATGAAGTCTGGGTCGGCGACGGCCACACCTTTAAAGCCAAGGTGCGCCATCCCGATCATGGTCAACCGTTCGCGCCGGAAGTGACGTTCATTATCGACGCGGCCAGCCGGTTCATTGTGGGCCGGGCATTCAGCTTATCGGAAAACCAGATTGCCGTTTCCGAGGCGCTGGGCAAAGCCATGATCAAACACGGCAAGCCGCTGATTTATTACAGCGATAACGGTTCCGGCCAAACCGCCAAAATCATCGATTGCCCGGTGGGCGGCATGTTGGCTCGGCTGGGAGTGGAGCACGAAACCGGTCGCCCTGGTAATCCGCAAGGGCGCGGCATCATTGAAGGGCTTTGGGACATTACCACCATTGCCGTGGCAAAAACGTTCCCGACCTTCCAGGGCACGGGCATGGATGGCGATACCTTGCGCAGAAACACGCAAGCGATCAACCGCGCTAAAAGCAAAGGCGATGTGCCTGATTTTGTACCGGCTTGGAATCATTTTATGGTGCAAGTCGAGGCGCGCATCGACTGGTACAACAACGCGCATCAACACAGTGAATTAGGCGGCAGAACTCCGGCCGAGGCTTATCAAGCCAATTTCGACCAGAGCTGGCATTGTCCGTTAACGGACGACGAGACGCTTACGCTGTACCGGCCGTTTGTGATCCGGACGCCATTTCGGGGCGAAGTGCGCTGGAACAACAATATTTATTTTAACCCGGCGCTGGCGGAGCTTCCGGCCAATACCAAGGTACGGCTGGCGTATGACTTAAGCGATGCCAACCAGGTTTGGATCAGCGATCTGGACGGCCGAGCCATTTGTGTTGCCGAGTTCGAGGCCAACAAGGTTAAAGGTTTTGCCGAATCGAAAATCGATGCCCTTAAAGAAGGACGCATCGACGGCATGATCAAGCGCGGCCAGGAAAAGATCGATCGCGCCAATGCCGAACGCGGCCATGTCATCGACGGCGAGGTGTTAAAGCGCGTGGAGTTAACGCCGGCTCAAACGGTCGAGCCATTAAAGCGGATTGTCGTTGATGGCGGGGATTTTAGCCGGCAAACGGAGAAATTGAGCTACTTGGAAACAATGCAGAAATTTATGGACGACGGCCAGCGGGCTGCCGGCAATGAATAACCGCGACTGGGCGGTTTTTTAAACAACCAAAAGTGAGAATTAAATCATGAAAGCCAGAAGATCATCTATGCAGCAAAACCGGTTGATAGCTAAGCATCGTCTCAATAGCTTCTTACTGAGAGCAGGCAGACGATTAACACCGGCACGCAGACATTATTGTCGGGAGTTACCGCCCGTGGTTACGGGTTTTTCCAGATTTGGTTATCGGCGAATGATGTTGAGATTTGAGCGTGACCTAGCCATTAAAACGCGGGAGCGACTGGATTTTGAAGAGCTCATGAACGAATAACCGCCTGATAGTTGGCGCTATCAGACGGCTTTTTACAGGTGTGAACCAAACAACTTAAACAAAAAACGAGGCTATTAAATCATGAAACTCAGTTACGTACAAACCAGCAACCACGACGCGTTTATGGCCGCCGTCAAGGCCGTTGAAAACGGCGCGGCCAGGGAAGCGATGGGCATTTTAGTGGCCGGCGAGCCCGGCGCCGGCAAGACCCGCACCGTCGATCATTTCGGCGCGGAACGCAACGCCATCTACGTGGAAGGCCTGCCCGGCATAACCATGAACTACGTGCGCGACCTACTGGCCTATGAGCTGGGAATTGGTGACTTGAAAGGTTTTGCCTTGCAAAAAGCGATAAACGAAGCCATGGCGCAACGTCGGCAACCGATCATCCTGGACGAAGCACAACACGGGCTGCTTGATAAGGCCAACGTGATCGAATATCTGCGCCGGATTGCCGAGCAGGCCGGCGTGTTGTTGATTCTGGTTTGCCATACCTCGGAAAAACACCGCTTTGCCGAACATCGTTTGGCGCATATCGCCACCCGGATCAGCGCCGTAGTGGATTTCAAGCCGGCTAACTTGGACGACGTGCAGTTGTATTTACGCCAGTTGTGCGAGGTGGAAGCTGACAAAGGCGTCGCCCAGCAGGTTCTGGAGCAGTCACGCGGCCGCTACCGGCTGATGGCCTCGGCGGTATCGACGCTGGAGACCATGGCCGGACAGATGGGCAAGCAGGCGCTGATCGCCGCTGACGTAAAAGGCTATTTGTTGTGTGAAGACGCTATGCGCAGCTTGCGCAAGGGGGCGAAATGAGCGGGTCATTAATCGTTTTGGGTGATGTTAAGCGCATTAGCTTTGACGAATTACGCATCGAGCATGGCGTTGCCGGCGAGAGCAACTACCGCATGCTCACGATTGAAAGCGGCAATGGCGACAAGCTCGAAATCAAGCTTTGCGGTGACGAGTACAGTTTAAAGTCGATTGACGATAAGGAGTTTGACCGGTTCTGTGCCGAAGACCGGGATGTTGACTGGAATGAGGTTGCGGAGGTTGCACTTTAATGGCGGCCAAAAAACGCAAAGGCTATGCCGCGCCGCGCACCGTCACCGTCGGCTTGCGCGCTCAGGCGTGGTGGGTGCTACGAAAGAACAAATCCATCACCTTGGCCGAACTGAGGCTGACCATTTGCAAAGGCACCGAGCTTACGCCGGAAGTTAACCTGCGTCGATGGCTAAACGCCTTACTGGCCGTCGGATTACTGACACGAAAGCTGGAAGACGACGGCAAGCCGGCCAGTAACGGCAGCTATCGCTATACGCTAGTAAAAGACATCGGCCCCAAAGCGCCCGTAGTGCGGATGAAAGATCGGGTTGTATTCAACCCGAACAATGGCGAAACCCTAGCAATGAAAACAGAAGATGAGCTTATTGGAACGACTGAAACAAACCGTGGCTGACAGCAACGTCACCCAGGTAGCCCGGAAAATCAAGGTATCGCGAACAACGTTGTCGCTGGTTATTAATGACAAATATCCCGCCAACCCGCAAAAGATATTGGAACAGTTCGATCGGGCATATAGCGATGTGAATTGTCCGTACAGCGGTAAAACGATAACTCGAAAAGAATGCACCGGACGGGCCAACGCACCACGGCCGTCCGGCGGCACCACTAAAACCGCCTGGTGGGATGCCTGCCAGCAATGCCTGCATAAAGGAGGCTAAACATGCACGTCATTATCAGTATCGACGACCAGGAAAACGGCGAGATCAGCGTTAAAACGCTGGTGCATCCCGCCTGGCTCACCGGAGAATACAAAGAAACGCCGGCGACGGAATTGGGTGATTTTTTACAAGCCGCAATCGACGCTTGGCGCGATACCTTGCATATGGATAAGCAGCAATTGCAGTTGTATTTACAAGCGATGACTAGCTCAGCGCCACAACATCATTGAGGTTTGATCATGAGCTTTGAAAGCAAACAAGTTTTAAGTGAGGGTGGCGATATCGCCGTCCAGACCATGGCATCAGCGCAGATTGTCCGCCTCGAAATCACCGATGACGACGGCATGAATTACGTAACACTGAAAATACACGAAGCCAAGGCATTGGTCGGCACGCTGCAAACGGCTGTTGACTTAGCGAATATCTACCAAGCAGGGGATTTGTAACACTATGAACGCCACAACAATCAACAACATCTATAACGGCTATCGCCGTTTACAAGCCGCTCAGGAAAGCCGCTCCGATGCGATAAACAGCGCCATTATTGAGCGCGAGCGGAAGATCAAGGTCTTGCGCGCCGAGCTGCGTATTGCCCGCGGCTGCATGGCCGCTGTCTTGCTTGTACTGGCAGTAGCAATCGGCTGCGAACTTTGGAGGCTGGGCTAATGGCTATCGCAATCAATGACCGGATCGGACCGGCGGCTGTCGCCAAATTGTTTGGCATCAGCCTGGTCTATTTGAATAAAGCAAGACCGTTTCTGGAAGGTTTTCCGCCCAGCGAACAGTCCGGTAGAGAAAAAATCTACTCGCTCGCCGCCATTAACGCCTGGGCAGAAGGCAAGGATGTCAAGGCGCTGGTGCGCGAAGGCGTGCACCAATACAACAGAGGTAAAGCGGCAGCCGAACAGAATCAGGAGGCCGTGCTAACGCTGTCGCGGTGCCTGTATGCCGGACAATTCGCCCCTGACAATGAAAAAAAAGCCGCAGCCTTTAGACGCCTATCGGCAAAAATCCGTAAACCCCAAACCACCACGGTCCAAGTCAGGCCGGATTGGCATTAAGAGAACACAGGAGACATCATGCAAAATCACATTCCCGAAAACTTCCGCGCCAACAGCTACGGCCATTTAGTGCCGGTGGACAGCATCAAAGCCATTGATTTACTGCGCGACGATACCGTCGGCCGCATCATCGACAATGCCCTGGCCATGCAAGAACACATGCGCGCATTCAAAAAACAGGCATTGGACGACATCACCACCTTCGTCACCGTATCGGCCGAACAATACGGCCTGAAATGGGGCGGCAAAAAAGGTAACTTGAGCCTGGTCAGTTACGACGGCAAATACAAAGTGCTGCTGGCCATCAGCGACAGCCTGAGCTTTGACGAACGCCTGCAAATCGCCAAGCAATTGGTCGATGAATGCATTCATGAATGGGCCGAAGGCAGCAACGCCAACATCAGAGCGCTGATCGAGCATGCCTTTCAAACCGACAAACAGGGCAACATTAATACCGCCCGCATCTTCGGCCTAATGCGCCTGAAGATCGATGACGCCAAATGGCAAGAGGCCATGAATGCCCTGAAAGACAGCATCCAGATCACCGCCACCAGTCAGTATTTACGCCTGTATGAACGTGTCGGCGATAGCGAAAAGTACCAACAAATAGCGATGGATATTGCGGGGTTATAGCCATGAAAACAGAACAACAAAAAGTCCTGGAGAAAATCAAAAAATGCCTGAAGCTGGCGGGCTCCAGCAATGCCAACGAAGCGGCGACCGCGATGCGCCAGGCGCAAGCGCTGATGGAAAAATACAACGTCACCCATATCGACGTGCAGGCCTCGGAGGCTAGCGAGACCAAAGCCAAAGCCAGCGTAAAAAACAAACCTACCCGTTGGGAAACCAGATTAGCGTTAACTGCCGCCGACGCGTTCGGCTGCAAGATCATTTTCAGCGCTTGCGTGTTTTTTACTAGCAAAGGCGAATGGAAATTCATCGGCGTCGGCGCGGCGCCGGAGCTGGCGAGCTATGCTTTCCAAGTGTTATTACGCCAGGTTAAAAAAGACCGGGCGGAATACATTAAAACCCAGTTAAAGCGCTGTAAGCCGGCGACCAAGACCGCTCGTGCCGACACCTTTTGCTTGAGCTGGATTTTTGCGGCAGCCGAAAAAATCACCGCCATTACTCCCAACGCCAAAGCCCGAACAGCTATTGATGCCTATATGGGCAAACATTATTCGGATACGACGACGCTAAGCCCACGCATCAACAAAGACAGGAACAATAGCGACCAAAGCTATAAAGATCGAACTTACGGCCATGCATCCGGCAAACAAGCGACCTTGAATCGCGGCGTCGGCGGCACTGAAGTCAAGCCTGGATTGGAGCACAACTCATGAGCAACAGCAAATTCCACCCCTACACCAACCCTAAAAACGCCGCCCGGCGCCGGGCTGCCATCGGCAAAATCCATATCGGCAAAACCCAGCTGAACATGAACGAGGAAACCTATCGCGCCATGCTGCTGACGCATGGCGGCGTTACCTCCAGTAAAGATTTGACCAACGAGGGTATCAATAAAGTCATCCGGCATTTGGAAAAAAGCGGCGCCGTCTTTACCAAGCCCAAGCGCGCCGGACGCAAGCCGCATAACCTGGACTCGCAATCGAGCCGCGCCGACCAGCTGGGCAAGATCGAAGCGCAACTGGCCGAAGCCGGACGGCCGTGGGAATACGGCGGCGCAATGGCTAAGCAGATGTACCAAAAAGATTCGCTCGTGTTTTGCGACCGGAAAGAGCTGGCCGGGATTATTGCCGCGCTGGCCAAGAATGCCCAGCGCGAAGGACGGAGGGTGCGATGAGTAACAAGGAACCTAGACAAGAAACTTTGGCCGCTTTAGATGCTATTTTCTCGCCGTCAATGCCTAAAGAGGCAATGTCAAAACATCTGTCGTTGATTGATGTCGCGGTCATCTTATCTTTACGCCAAATAGAAGGCGATGAATTTGTTTTGGGCTTCTTAGAATCCGCAATTGACGATATCAAGCATGGCAATGCTTATATGTTGCGCAGAGTTAAAACAGAGAGGTCGCACTAATGAAACCAACCAAACAGCAAAGGGATGAAGTTAAACAGGGGCTGTCAGGGCGATACGGCGCCGTTTATCTGTCTTGTGATGGCTATTTGGTCGCAGCAGCAATACAGCGGGACAAAATGAAGCTGGTCATCATGGTCTACGTCAATGGCTTTTTTAGCGGCAAGGACGTTTGGACTGGCAAAGGGCGTGACATGGATAAGATGGGCGACATCGCACGCCGGTTTTATTGCCTAGGAAGCAGAGGCCCGTCAGCCAAGCAAATTGCCCGCAACAAAAAGATATTTGGTGCTAAATGGTGCAAGGAAAAAGGCATCAATGACAGGACTTATTTCGCCTGGCCAACGTTCAGGACGCCGGGCGCCTTTATCACTCATATCAAAAAACACAATGAGTCCATCGAAGTGCTGGATTATGACACTTACAAGGAAGCGCTGGACGCATTGCCGAAAGAGGGAATGGACCATGCAGCTGAATAGATGCCCTGTCTGCCATACCCGCATCAGCCTGGACGCCCTCGCTCAGGACGAAGCCGGGCGCGAGCTGCTGGGGCTGTTGATCAAACTCGACACCGAGGCCGGTACCGCCCTGGTCGGTTATCTGGGCCTGTTCCGCTCGGTCACCCGCGACCTGGCTAATGATAGGGCGTTAAAGCTGGCTAAAGAGGCGTTGAGTTTGGGGCATTCCGGCAACGTCGCTCAGGCTATGCGCCAGACCGTCGAGCAGATACAAAGCAAAGGCGGCAAGCCGTTGAGCAACCATAACTACCTGAAGCGGGTATTGGAAGATGTAACGGTTGTAGGGGCGGATTCATCCGCCCAGCTTGTACCGGCCAACAGGGCGACTGAAGTCGCCCCTACAAAGCACAGCAAAACCGCCCAATCCTTGCAAGCGCTGGAGGATTTCAAACATGGCCGATAGCGATTGGCTGCGCGCCTGCGTCGTTGAAAACCTGCAACAACTGGTTGCGCTGCATTTTGAAGGCGCGCCGCCGGCGGAAACCATCGTCATGACCGCCCAAGCCTGGCTAAGAGTCATGATCGGCTGGCCGATTGCCTGGGAAGAAAAGCTTGACCGGCCGCGCCTGGACTCCGCCTTCCTGGCGCTGGCAGGACAGGCCCAACGCTGGCCCAGCCCAGGCCAATTGCGCGCATTACTGCCAGCCCGGACCTATCCCGATCCGGAACTGGATGCACCCCAATACCCGGCCGACAAAGCCGCCGCAAACCGCAAAAAGATTAAAACATTGCTTGCGGCCGCTTTTGAACTGCGTGACTTGCAATCAAAACTGACGCAGTTGCAACACGGGCCAATGAATACAGAAAAAAGCGCCCAAATCGATGCCTTAAAAAACGACATTGCCCGCCTGCAACAACAGATTAACGAGGCCGCACAACCATGAGCGAAGCACCGCCCAAACACCTGTGGCCGCTCAGCCTGCAACGCATTGCCGAGAGCTGCGGCGAGCCGGTCGCCCTGGATTTGTGGCAACACTATCCGGGCGTGCGCGTGTACATCCCCGATCCAGAAAGCCTAAGCCCGGAACATCCGCTGGTAAAGCGCATCGGCCTGGACAGCGCGCAAATGCTCAGCCGTCATTATCCCCGCGAAACCATCCTGGTCGCCAAAGCTCACCGGGCGCGCACCATGATCCGCAACTTCGTGATCCGCAAACTCAATCGCGAAGGCGCAAAGTATGCGGAACTGGGCATTCGGTACGACTTGAGCGACCGGCAAATCCTCAGTATTTGCACGGCTGACGGCCTGGTTCCGGGCGTGAAAAAACAAGAGAGTAAACAAATAGACCTATTTGCCGAGGAGGCATCATGAAAACAACAGAATTGATTGACGACTTAAGGGGTGCGGTAATGTCGGGCAGAAAAGCGCTGCCCGACCTACGGAACTGCCCCATATCGGCACCTTAACGCTTACAGAAGACGGCAGCCGAATTCAATTCAAAGCAGACGACGCGTTGGTGGCGTGTGTAACCAGAAGCCCGATAAACCCTAATGCGGATATCAATGAAGACCCGTTGGGGCGGTGAATATTCCAGACGGTAGGGCTAGAGTGTAGAATAAGCGTTTTTTGTTATGTAATGTGGAGGGATGTAATGATTTGCCAAAACTGCCAACACGAGCGATTTATAGATGATAATGATGTAAGCATGTCTTCATTGATATGCCCTAATTGTAAAATGCCTTATAAAAAAAAGCCTACCGATCCAGAGGTGCTGGCTAAGCTTCGCGCGGAACGCTTAGCATTGAAACCCAAGCAAAAAACCAAGGCTCAAAGTAAGCCCGCGCCAAAGCCCAAGGTTATTAAAGATCCCAAAAACAATACTGGGGGTTTAGAGATACTGGTGACGGTAGTCATGGTGATATTTCTTATTCGTTGTCAGATGCAAGATCCCGAACCTATTAGCCCTGAAGTAAAAGAAGCAAACTATATTGACCGGCAGCAAAATTTAATCAAAAGCACATTGAAAGATCCTGATAGCGCAAAATTTCAAAATAGTTTTGTTTCAAACCTTATTGGAGCGCCAATTGTTTGTGGCTATGTCAATGCTAAAAATAGCTTTGGTGGGTATACGGGATTTGAGAGGTTTATTTCAGGGGGAAGCATTCAGGTGTTGGAATCCCAAATGGCTAAAGGAGAAATGAGCAAATCGTGGGCAACGCTTTGCGGTAGTAAAAATTGACAAAAATAAAGCCGAGGGCTAATCTAATTGCGCTGGCATTGCTCAGCACGGGATTGGTCTCTCGGTTTCCAGGGCGTATGAAACGCCGCTTCATGCGGTTTTTTTATGCGCAACGTTCAGCGTTTCCTTTATGGTGGGCTGGGCGGGGCGCCCTTCGGGGCGGCCAGCCCTTGGACTGGTAGACCAACCCCGTTCAGCTCACCGCCAATGATTGGTCTCATTGGCGGCGTTAGAAATTACCATCCAAGGAAAAATCATGAACACATTACAAACCTATCAGTTTCAATCCCATCAATTCCGCGTCATTCCTAGCGCACAAGGCGAGCCTTGGTTTATTGCCAAAGACGTTTGCGATATTTTAGGCTACGCAAATTCTAGGGACGCTGTTAAAAAATCATGCAGATCTGTCGGTGTAGCTAATAGCTACGTCCCAGGATTATCAAACACTTACACCCTGATCGACGAAGGCAACCTCTACCGCCTGATCATCAAATCCAACAAACCCGAATCGGAGCCGTTCGAGTCTTGGGTCTGCGACGAAGTGCTTCCTTCCGTCCGCAAAACCGGCAGCTACGGTGTTGCGGATGAAACAAAACGCTTAGTGCAATCCTTGCAAGCCGAAGTGTTGTATGCAAACCCTCGCCTAAACGACGTGCTGAGCTTAATCCGGGCCGGTTATTCTCAGGCGCGCATTGCCGACATGCTCCGTATTGCCCCGTCGACAGTTTGGCGGGATTCCGGACGGCTGCGGGCCTGCGGTTTTGTGATCTGCGCCGATGCCGCACGCTTACCCGTACAAGGCGGTGCGCAATGAACCACGCCAAATATATCGCCTTGCTGGAGAAAGATAACGCCCGCCTGGAAGACGCCATTGCCGCCAGGGCCGAGAACCATAAATTACTGGATGAGAGAGTTCGGGAGTCTTTGCGTCGGGCATCGAAATACCTGGACCAATCGTGCGAGTCGGATAATGCGCAATACTTTGCCGATACCTTGGAGCTGCTGGATCTGATCAGTCATCAAGGCGGTCCGGCATGAATCCGGTTATCGAGGCCTTGGACCGCATCGATCACATCGCAGCTTGTCTGGAAGCGGTCGGCGACCTGATGAACCCGGAGCCGGACCTGCACGCGGGCAATCGCGACAAACAGGCCTTGCTGCTGTCGTTTCTGATCCAGGAACACCATAGCGCCCGCGCCCGGTTGGGCAATGCGCTTCAAGGAGAACAGGTTAAAGGGCGTTAACTTTTCCCGTTTTTCAACACTCAAAAGACCTTCCAGGTTTTTAAAACCTGGAAGGTCTACCTCAGGCAAAAGAAAAGGCCGGTTGATCCGGCCTTTTCTTTGCTGCGAAGCCCTTCGCATTACCGCCCCATCCCCTCGCGCGTAGACTCTGTGCAACCTTTACGCATGCGCAGAGCCTATGACATCCCATCCATCCACTATTTCAGCACGCGGCATCGAGCTGATCACCCGCACCGGGCATGACGATTGCAGTTTAGCGGTCTACCTGTGTCCGTCCAAGCGGGTTACGATCGGCTACGGTCATGTCTTGCTGCCCAAATTCGACTGCCATTTATTCCCCAATACCGATGCCGCGCGCTTGGCCCGCTTGATTGCCGCTTGTCGTGGCGCGGGACGGATAACGCACGAGGCTTCCGTGGTGTTGCGGATTAATGCCGACCAAGCCCGCCAGTTGTTAATCGGCGATGCTAGGCAAGCCGCTTTATTCTTAAGTTCCGTCACTCCGGTCCCGCTCAATCAAAACCAGTTCGACGCGTTGTGTTCGCTGATTTTCAATATCGGCCAGGGCAATTACGCCACCTCGACCTTACGCAAAAAACTGCATGCGGGCGATTACGCCGGTGCCGCTGCCGAGTTCGAGCGCTGGGTTATGGGCACAGTGGACGGCCAGCGGCAACGCTTGCCCGGCTTAATCAGCCGCCGCGCCGCCGAGCGCGCCCTGTTCGAGGCCGCGCCATGATCCAGCTGTTATCAATCACTTACCCGGCCACGGTAGTGGCGGTGTTCATCGTATTTTTCGCCCGCGTGTGGTTAACCCGCAGGCGGCGAAAAACGACCAACGTCTGCATGGTCATTCATTCTCAAGATGCAGAAATTCTATTGGAAGCTTTTATGTTGAAAAAAATCAGTTTGGCAGCGTCATATCTTATTGTGTCTTTGACCGGCGTCTCGGTGACGGGCGCCACCGCAGTGCTGGATGGTGCGCTGTCTGTGGTGTCGTCCGATCCGGGCGTGCTGACGGTGACGCCGCAAGAAGGCGGGCTATTCAGGGTTGATTTGATCGGTGTCGGCCAGGCGCAGCTTATCGTATCCGGCGATGCCGATTTAGGCGACGGAGTGCGCACGATCTCGCAAGAGTTCGGCTTCGAGATTTATGACCCGTTCACCGAGGCCGACCATTTCGACCTGGCGATTGTCGAGTGGCAACTGCGCGATGCGGCTGAATTAAGCGATCCGTCGGCGGATAGTCAAGCCGCCGGTGCAAGCGAAACCGCATAAGCGTCTTTTAAACAGGTTCTCAAGCTACGGCTTGGGAACCGCAAACCGGGCTGGTTATTGTGGACAGCAAACACATTTTTAAAAGCAAAACGTTTTGGTTCAATATCGCGGCCGCCCTAGTGCCGCTGTTGGCTGACAACCTGCATTTAGTGCGCAGTTATCTGCCTGATTGGGCTTACCTGGTTTATATGTGCCTGGTCTCCGCCGCCAATATCTATTTACGCAGCATCACCACGCAACCCCTAACCCTAAAACGCAAGCGAACGCTATGAAAGGACTCGAAGCCCTATTAAATCCCGATGAGCATCTAACCGATGACGACAAAGGCCTGCATGCCGAGCAATTCGACACCGAGCTGGCGTTATTGCAACACCGCCAGCGCCACGCCGTTGACCCGAATGCGGTATCGGCCGAACGGTGTGAGCAGTGCGGCAACGAAATTCCGGAGCCGAGGCGCTTGGCGTTGCCGGGCATTGAAACTTGTATCGAATGCGCCAGAGAAGCGGAGCGTAAGGAGAAGTTAGGACGATGACTATGGATGAAACCAAATTTTTGTTCGATGTTGTGCAGACATTGATGATTGCAGTGATCGGCATTATGAACTGGCTGAATAATCGCCAGCGCGTAACCAACGAAACCATCAACAAACTGGAAACCGGTATTGACGACCGGCTGGACGATCATTCCGAACGCTTGACGCGGCTGGAGCAGGACGTCAAGAACGCGCCCAAGCATGATGACTTGGCCGAAATTTACCGGGAAATGCGCAAGATGGCGGACACCCTGGGTACGATGAATGCCGCGTTATCGGCACAAACCGCAGCCCTGACCGCACTGAAAGAACAAGTCGGGCGCATGGATTCGTTCTGGCGCGATCATAAATAGAGGAGGCATTATGGACTACAACGAACACATGACCGCCCACCGGCGGTTGACGATTTTAAACCTGTTATCGGCCGGTGCAGCCTATACCCTGCACGAGGTCGACCTGAAAACGGCATTGTCCCAGCACGGCCAAGCGGTCGGAACCGATACGTTGCGTGCCGATCTGCAATGGTTGCACGAACAAGGCTTGGTCGTGGCCAAGCACGAAAATAGCTTTTGGTTTGCGACCTTGACCGCCAAAGGCGACGATGTGCGCCAAGGCTTATCGACTGTGCCGGGTGTCGCCAGGCCGGAGCCGAAGTAATAATGCCGCCACGTCCAGCAATCAGCCAATTACCCGACGCGGTATTGACCGAGCTTAACCAGCGCCTGATTAGCGGCGGCTTTAGCGATTATTCCGGATTATCGGATTGGTTAAAGGCGCAAGGTTTTCAGGTCAGCCGTACCTCGGTTGGTGACTATGGTAAAGACCTGAAAGCCAGCATGGAAAAAACGATCATGCGCGCACGGGAGCGGATGGAGATTGCCAAAGCCATGGGCGGTATGAGCAACGAGGAAAAAGCCGCGTTGCTGGAAGCCAGTGAAATGGTTGCCATCGATCAGATGATGGATGTGCTGGAAAGCATGCAAGGCTGGGAAATGGCCGACAAAGCGACCGTTATCCCGAAGCTGGCCAGGGCCATTGCCGATATTGGCCGTAGTGCCATCGGCTCGGCCAAGTGGCGGAAAGATTTTGAGGTCGAAGCCAAACGGCAAGCCCGCGAGGAAGCGGCTAAACAAGTTGATGAAATGGCAAAAGCAGCGGGCTTTGATGATGAGCAAGCCCGGTTCTGGCGTCAAAAAGTATTGATGGGCGGCGTTTAATGAGCCTGGCCCCGTTAGGCGACACCCAGCGTATTGTTGAATGGGATGAACTGCCTGAAAAGGTGCGTGACATTCCGGACGGCTTTAATCCGATGGATGACGGCGTATTCATGAAGCACCAGGTCGAATGGGTGCGATTGATTCATTCGGTCGATTTAGCGATTGGCGAAAAATGCCGCCGCTCCGGGATTACCCTGGCCACGGCTCTGGATGACACCATCACCGCAGCATCCAGGAAGTCCGCAGGCGGCTCCAATGTGTTTTATATCGGCGATACCCGCGAAAAAGGCCTGGAGTTTATCGGTTACGTTGCCAAGTTTGCTAAGGTGATCGTATCCGCCCAGGGCGAAGGCGTCAGCCAGATCGAGCAGTTTATTTTTGCCGACCAGGACAAGCGCGGCGAAGCAACTCAGGATATTACGGCGTTTCGAGTACGCTTTGCATCCGGGTTCCGGATTGTGGCGCTATCCAGCCGCCCGGAAAACATCCACGGTTTGCAAGGCATCGTCGATATTGACGAAGCCGCCTTGCATAAAGATGTCCGTAAAGTCATTGAGTCCGCCACAGCGCTGCTGATCTGGGGCGGAAAAATACGCATTATCAGCACTCACCGGGGCATTAAAAACCCCTTCAATCAATTAGTCTCGGACGTGCGCAACGGCTTGTACGGCAAATCGGCGGCAGTTTTTAAGATCACTTTTGATGAATGCGTCGCCAATGGATTGTATGAGCGGGTGTGCTTTATGCAAGGAAAGCCGGTCACCGAAGAAGGCAAAAAAGACTGGTATCTGCGTATCCGTAAAGCCTATGGGCCGCGAAAATCAGCGATGCGTGAAGAGCTGGATACGGTGCCGCGCGATGGCGACGGGTCGGCCATACCGGGTTTATGGATCGAGCGGGCTATGAAAGCTGTGCGGCCGGTGCTGAGGCTATCGTTTGATGAAGACTTTAAAAATTGGCCGGTTGAAACCCGCACCCGTGAAATAGACGCCTGGATAAAGCGCGATTTAATGCCCTGTATTACGGCACTGGATAAAACCGAGTCGCATTTTTTCGGCATGGACTTTGCCAGAAAAGGCCATTTGTCTGTCATTGTGCCATTGATTAAAAAAAGTGATTTAAGACGCCAGGTGCCGTTTGTGGTCGAGTTGCATAATTGCCCGATTTTACAACAGCAGCAAATACTATGGAGTTTGATAGCACTACTCCCTAATTTTAGCGGCGGCGCAATGGATGCGACCGGTCCAGGGCAAAACCTGGCGGAGCTGACCTGGGAAAAATGGAATTCTGTTGTGCAGGTGACGCTGTCATTGGCTTGGTATCGCGACAACATGGCGGCATTCGTGCAGACCTTTGAGGACGACATGATGGACATCCCGCGCGATCTTCAGCATGACTCTGACCTGCGGGATCTGGAACGGGTCGATGGCATTATTAAATTGCCGAAAGACACGACAGAAAACGACGAAGGCATTGAACGGCACGGCGACTATGCGATAGCGCTGGCTTTGGGCGATTTTGCGGCACGGACCATTAAGCCCATCGTGGCTGCCTATACACCTATCCACTTTAAATTTCTATAAGCACCATCATGGCTATAGCGACATCAACCAAACTTGATAAAACCTCCGACCAGTTTTTGCTGGACAGTTATTCGGGGCTCGGCGGTTATGCTTCAGGGGCTTACTTGGTGCCCCACGGCCGCGAAGAAGAAGACGATTTTGAGGCGCGCAAAAACCTGGCGGTTTATCGCAATTTCGCCAGAAAGATCGTTGACGTGTACATGGGATTTTTATGGAAACAACCGCCCAATCGCGAAGTCGACGATCTTTACACGCAATTTATGGCGAATGCCGATGGCGCCGGCGGCAAGCTGGATTCGGTATTATCGAGCCATCAACGGCTGGCGATGATATTAGGGACCGTCTATGTGATTGTCGATAAGCCTCAGCAGCAAGGGCAAAGCCGCGCCGACCAAGCCATTCCTTATCTGGCGCTACGCATGAAAAACCAGCTGGTTGCAGAGACCAAGAATGCGGCCGGTGTTTGGCAGTCGGTAACCTTCGTCGAACAGGAAGGCAATGAAAAAGTGTATCGAACCTTTACGACCACCGGCTGGCGGCTCACCAAGGATCAGGAAGGTAGCGAAGTGATTACCCGCACTCTGCCGGATGGCAGCACAAAGGCGGAGCAAGGCGACTATAAAATAGGCAGGGTTCCGGTCGTGCGTTTGCATATCGCCAAGCCGTTAAACCCTACCGACAGTTACAGCCAGTCGTTTTTTTACGATCTGGCGCAACTATGCTGGGAGTTGTACAACATCGGTTCAGAGCTTCGGGAGCAAGAACGGGAGCAAGCATTCTCGATTTTGACTATCCCGGCCGCGGACAAGGAAGAGCGCGAGCGCTTGCAGAACTTGACCATCGGCACCAAAAACGGGCTGACCTACAACCCGACCGGCGGAGGCCAACCCGGCTATATTGCCCCGCTGCCCGATCCGATGGCGCATTGCATGCAGCGTATGGCCGCAATAGTTTTGGATATTTATCGCGTGGCAAATCTGGAGTTTGTCGGCAGCGTGCAGCCGTCCGGTGAAGCGCTGTCGTTCCATTTTATGGAGGCCAACTGTTCGTTGAGCGGCATGGCCGAGATGTGCGAGTCTGCCGAAACCGAGATAGCGCAGCTGGTTAGCTTGTGGCAAGGCGGTAAATTTACCGGCAATATCAGTTATCCGACCGATTTTAATCTTTCCGATGTGATCAAGGCCATTGGCATTGCGATGGACTCGATTAACTTGGGCATGGGCGCCGAGTTCGATAAAGCCGTTAAAAAGTTGCTGGCCAAGCAGGTTTTAAGAAATGACGTTTCGTCCACGACGATGGCGGCGATTGAGAAAGAAATTGATGCGATGGGGGATACTTACGGCGATAGACTGGCACGGCAGCAGGCGGGAGCATGAATAATGATATTTTGATAGCGTGGTCGATATTTTTTATCCAATGGCTTTTGGCCCACGATATAGCTTTGCAATGGAATGCAATCGGCATGATGGTGTTGTGTGTCATTCTGGATAAACGGGAAAGATTATGAACAAGGTAGTTGATCTGTCGGTTGTATCCGACTCAGCGTTGCATTATTCGCCGATTGACATGCTGCGCGATGCAATCGTCGACATCGAAAACAATAACGGCGCTTATCAAGGCAAAAAAGCCTTTTTCATTATCGTGGACGATCAAGGCGATGGTTATTCGTTTGCCTGGAAAATGTCTGGGATGCGCAAGCACGAAGCGATCGGCGTGTTGGGTGTCGCTAAAACCAGGTTAGCCGCAGATTTGGCTGGATTATGACTGCATATAGCCAAGCGCATCTTGATCGATGCCGAGAGATTGTTGCCAGTCAGGCTCGGCAGTATATGAACGTACGCGAACAAATCAATTGCGGAGGTTGCGGCAAGTCAACCGTGATATGGTCGCAATTTCGTTGTTTCCATTGTGGCATCTACTATTGTAGTGGTTGTGCTAAAGATCATTTCGGCCCTGATCTGGGGCCAGTTGGATAATGCCCGACTACGCCGAACTCTACAAACGCCTGGCGCAAGAAATCCTCAAGCGCGACGGCCAAATAACCGCCGACACCGGCGCATTCGTCAAACAATTTCTAACCCAATTAAGAGCCCAAGGTTGGCGGCTGTCAGGCGATGCCGAAGCCGCCCTGAATGCGCATTTATCTACCGTTAATAACACGCTTCAAGAGGCTATCAGTAGCGCGGTAGTAGTGGCATCCGGTTTGCCGCTGACCGTTGCCAGCCTGCAATCCGAAACAGTCCTGAAGCTGGCCGAGCAAGCTTTTATTACGCGTTGGCCGGACGGTTTGACCTTGTCCGATCGTATTTGGCGCTGGAAAACCGACACGCGTCGCGGCGTGCAACAACAGTTACAAGCCGGTATTCGCCAGGGCAAAGCGACCAGTGCTGTCGTGTACGATATGCAACGGGCCATCGAACGCGGCGGGAACCGCTTTAAGATTGTCACCAACCATGCAGACGACTGGGTCAAAGAGTTGCACGAATCGGCAATCGGCCTGATCCACGACCCGAACGCCCGCGCCGATTGGAACAAGGTTGTCGGCGAAGCGGAAGAGCGTATAGCGATGCTCAAAAGCACGGGTTCCCGCTCCGCCGCCGAGCAGGTGTTAAAGCAAATCAAGGCCGCCGTCGACAAAGGTTCCGAGGCATTAGTCGACAAGGCCGTCAAATGGTGGGTGTACGACAAGCAACTGTACAACCTAAAACGCATTGCTAGAACCGAGATGGCGGACGCCGCACACAACGCGGTGATTGCCTCGGTCGAGGGCGATGAATCGGTCATCGGCTTCCAGTGGCGCTTATCGTCCAGCCACCCGACTACGGATATTTGCGATTATTACGCCAATATCGAAATGGGGCTTGGCAAGGGTGTGTTCACCAGGGATACGGTGCCGCAGCACAAAGCTCACCCCCATTGTATGTGCCTGTTGGTCCCCAGGGTGACGCCGATCAAACAGAAAGGCTCGAAAAATTACGCCGAATTTGTCAAAAACGCCACGCCCGGGCAGCGGCAAACCTTGTTGCCGAACTGGGCGCAAAGCGCTTTGCAGGCCGGCGTGCCGTTGAATGACTTGATAAGGTCCGACGGTTTGGGGCTGGTAACGCATAAAGCCCTGAAGGCGCAATCTCCGTTTGAAGCTGCCCGGCATAAAGGCGGCGCGCATCACGGCTGGTATTTGAAATCTCAGGAATTAACCGACGCCGAGCTGGAAAAAGGCATAAAATCGCTACAAAAGCAGATCGATAAACACCGGCTTTGGATTAGCGACCCGACTACCAAAATCCCCGGCTTTACAAGCTTTCATCCCGATAGACAACGGAACTTAATTGAACGAAAATGGCCGCAAGACATTCAGCGTCAGCAAGAACAAATCACCATACTCACAGGCATTTTAAGGGAGCGCAAACATGACCCAGCAAACTAAATACGCATTGATACTGAACACCGTGATTGAAATAGCCAAAGCCCGAGGGATGGAGAGTCCCGGCAGCAACGAGGCGGCTTTGTGTTACGACTTGATCGAGGCCGCCATATCGGAAGCCGAAGTGTGGGATGTACCGTTGGAAGAAATCGGCTTGGATAACTTCGATACCAACCAACTGTTGCAGTCAAAAGCGGCTTAAACAAAAAATGTAGGTTGGGCTGAGGCACGAAGCCCAACGGACCGAAGCTTTAAAGTGTTGGGCTTCCTTGCGTCAGCCAACCTACAAAATATGATTAAAACGAGAAACTTAAAATAAGCTCATTTAAGCCTCAAAAGCACCTCAAGCGCTGTCGTTGTATTCTAAAAAAAGTTAACACCCATTTAACGGGCCTTCTCGTTGCTTTTAGGCTGATTTTCAGCCGGTCTTTTTAGTCGTTCTCTAAATTATCCCTTCATCCTACTGCGAAGCCCTTCGCATTACTTCCAACTTCATCACCCGGTAACCTGTGCTGGAAATTTATTTTTTCCTTTGTACAGGATTTCGAGCATGTTCAGACCCAGTCATAAATTATTCAACGCCGAGCCCGATCAAGCCGCTGGCGGAGCACCCCAGAATACCCCTACCTCTACTGTCACTCCCGAAGCCGGTGCTCCGGCTTCGGGTGCGGTTGATGTACAGGCGCAAATCAATGCCGCGCTGGCTCAGCAACAAGCTGATTTTGCCGGGCAATTGAAAGCAGCAACCGGACACAGCGACTTAAAGGCGCTGACTGAGGCAAATCTTAAAGCACAGGGCAGGCTGCAAGAGCTGGCAGACGCTAGAGATGCTGACGCAAAAAAATGGCAAGGCAAGTACGAGAAAATGGCTGTCGCTCATGCACTGCTGGCAGCGGCGACCGAAGCAGTCGATCCGGCCACGATTAAAGAGCTGTTAGCCGTCCGTGCCAAAGTTGATGACAACGATAATGTCACCATCGACGGCAAACCCGTTGCCGACGCGGTTAAAGCATTGCTTGAAGAACGGCCGTTTTTAGCCAAGGCCCAAGGCGACACCGGTTCTGGCGCGCCGCCCAATGCCGGTAGCGCGGCGAAAAATCCTTGGTCGAAAGAGCATTGGAATTTGACCGAGCAAGTCAACCTCAACAAAACAAATCCAACCCTGGCCGCGCAATTTAAAGCGGCTGCCGGCCACTAATTAGGAATCGATCATGGCAAAAACCACTATTGCAAACTTGTTGACGCCTGAAAACTGGGCAGCTTACCAGGTCAACCCGACCGCTGTTAAAGTCGCCATGTGGGCGAGCGGCATTGTCGGCGCGCTGACCGACCTTACCTTGCCCAGTGGCGGCGGCACGGTCAACCTGCCGTTTTTTGACGACTTGACCGGCGATGAAGAGAATCTAAGCGGCACTGATGCGTTGACTGTCGGCAACATTGGCGCCGCGAAAGATGTCGCGGCGGTGATTGGTCGCGGTCGTGCCTTTAGTGTCAACGATCTGGCCAAGGTGTTATCCGGCGCCGATCCGCTCAGGGCGATCATGGAGTTGATCGACAGCTATCAAATGCGCCAATCGCAAAAAGAGCTAATTAATATGTTAGCCGGCGCATTCGCTGCCGCGTCGATGGCCGGCAACGTCTCGGATATTTCCGGCGGTGCTTCGGAAGCGGTTCGCGCAATCAATCAAAATACGTTTCTGGATGCTTGCCAATTGCTGGGCGATGCCAAAGACGGCGTGTCGGCGGTGGCTATGCATTCGGCCACCGAGACGTACTTGGCCAAACAACAAATGATTGTCTACGAAACCACGGCTGACAAGAGTCAACGGATTGGCCGTTATCAAGACAAAGTCGTCATCGTGGATGACGGCCTGCCGGTCTCGTCAGGCACTTATACCTCGTATATTTTTGGTCCTGGCGCTGTTGGTTTTAAACAGGACACCATTGGCGAAAGCGACATTGAGACCGACCGCGATATTTTGGCCGGCGACACCGTGGCTACGTACCGTCGGCGCTTTATCCTGCATCCGCGCGGTATTAAATGGAAGGGAACGTCGGCCGGCGACTTTCCAAGCCGTACCGAACTGGCGACCGGCACCAATTGGGAGCGCGTGTACGAGAACAAGAAAATCCGCATCGTGCAGTTCAAACACAAACTTGCATAGGTGACGTATGGGATTGACAGCATTTAATCGGGCGCGGCGGGAAGCCGCAGCCCAACAAAAAACCGGTACTGAAGACAGCGACAACGCCAAGTCCGTCAAAAAAGGTAAAAGGAATGAGAAAACGGCTGATAGCCCTGATGCATCAACGTCTGCGGCTGCATCGGACACAGCTGACGGCCAGAAAAGCTAATGGACATTCGTCTCGACCTGGGCAATGTGCCGTCGGTGCTGGCGGCATTTAGCGATCCGCAACTGGCGCAGCGGATTGTTAACGCGGCCGCCGAGCGCTACACCGACGACACGCTGGACTGGATTCATGCCGGGCATGCCTTTACGACGCGTAACGGGCAGCTTGAACAATCTATCGGTTGGCATCCTAACGGCAACGGCTCGGCCACGGTTTATGTCAATGCCGATTACGCCATGTATGTTGAGGATGGCACCCAGCCGCATGTCATCAGACCGAAGGACCGCAAAGCCTTGCGCTTTCCTGTCGGAGGCGGTGCCGGTTTCGGTTTTGCCCGAGTCATTAACCACCCAGGGAGTAAAGCGCACCCTTTCTTTTTTGCTGATAGGGACAACCGAGTGGACAACATGCAAGCGGCCGCGATGTCGGTCTTGGCTCATACGATGGCTAATCAACATGGCTAAATATGCGCAATTAACCGATTGTACCGATCCGTCAATCACGGTAACCGAGACGCACCTGGATGCCGCCGACGTCTACGTCGACAGCGAATTATGGGCGCGGGGTATCGATCCGGTCGGCGTGGCCTTGCCCAATGCCGCGCTGACCAAGCTGGCCGCAACCTGGGCCATACAGTTGGCATCGGTTGAAGGTGCGATTACCGACAACTCGCCGCTGATCGATAAAGCCAGGCAATATCGCATCATTGCGGAAGCTATCGCCAAAGGCATTACCCGTGAATCTCTGGGGCTAACAATCAAGGCGGGTTCCGGCTTCGGCAATGTCAGGATTGGGCGCGGTTAGTGCATGAACGGGATCAAGTTCAAACGCGGCACAACCTTGGTGTTGCACGGTCAGTATCTGGACGATGCCGGCAACCCGGCGCCGCTCACCGGCGTAACGTTGAAAAGCCAGGTACGCGATAAGGACAAACTGATTGCTGACTTGACAATTACAGTCATTGACGAAGACGCAGGCGATTATGAGCTATCGGTCCCGGCCGGAACGGCGAAATGGCCGGTCGGTACGCTGGTCTGGGACATTAAGGAAACTGTCGCGGGTGTACACCGGTATACGCAGACCTTGACGATGCTGATTGAGGACTCGGTAACCGAATGAAGCATGCGTTTACCGCGTTGCCGGGGTCGGACATTGCCATTGTCGGCCAGGGCGTTGTATCGACGACGCATGCTTTAACCGCACTGCCGGATGTCGGGGCGGAGGTGTCAGGCGGCCATGTGATGGCCTTACACCGGCTGAGTCTGGCGGCGGCCTCATCGATTGAGGTGATCGGGGGCGGCGGCAGTGTGACGGTCGCGGTGTTGTCTGAGTTTGGCATGCCGGGGCTAAGCGCCTATCAGGTGGCGGTATTAAATGGATTTGTCGGCGATGAGGCGGCTTGGCTGGCGTCATTATCCGGTCCGCCTGGTGGTGAAGTTAGTTTTGATGTGGATTTAGTCACGATTTACAACCTAAGTAAGTAGGAAATAACCATGAGTTTGGAAACACGTTTAACCGCTCTGGCGCAGGCCTTGGGCACCGATGTTAAAGCATTGACCACCGCTATTGGCGTGTTGTCCGGCTTGAATACCACCACTAAAACCAGCTTGGTTGCCGCTGTCAACGAAGTATTGGCCGCGGGTGCTGCCAATGCCGGCAAAATCGGCGACACCAGCGCATTAACCACCACGGCGAAAAGTAACCTGGTCGCTGCCATCAATGAGATCGATGCGGCGCTGGATAACCTTGATTTGACTGGATTGATTGACGATCTGGCCGCATCGAGCGTGACCGACAAGACCTACTCTGCAAACAAGATCGCCAGCCTGATTGCTGCGGCGATTGCCGGGCTGGTTGATTCGTCTCCTGCGACGTTGGACACGCTGAATGAACTTGCGGCCGCATTGGCGAACGATCCTAACTTTGCGGCCACGATTGCGGACTCTCTAGGCAACCGGGTCCGGGTCGATGCGGTGCAGACCTTTACGGGGCCGCAGCAAACTCAAGCGCGGGATAACATCGGCGCTGCGAGCGCTGCCGATCTGGCGGCGTTAATTACTGCGCTGGGCGACCTCGATCATGATTTTGTCGCCGACTATAGCGCAGCCAAGGCGTAAGTCATGAGCTTACAACAGAGGCTGATTGATTTAGCCGAGGCCATTGCCGTGGACATCGCGGCATTGGAACAGCGCAACACGTCGATGGGCAATACCTCTAACATTATCGCCGTCGATACCACGATTGCCGCAGGCACCTCGTACATCGTGATGGATACGCTCGATGTGAGCGCGACTTTGACGGTCAACGGTTATTTGGGAGTTTTATAAATGACAGGACAAATCATATTACTGAGCGGGACAGCCCCTAATCCGCCGTCCACGGGTAAAGTTTCGATCTATTCAAAATCGGACAAAACTCTGTATACCCAAGACGACCAGGGAAACGAACAAGCCTTGGCGACCAATGTGATCGGGGCTGTATCCCGCTGGCCGGGCATGACGGTGCCGAATGGTTTTGCCGTATGCAACGGGCAGCTGCTCAGTGTCAGCCAGTATCCTGGGCTGTTTACGGTGCTGGGCAATAGCCACGGCGGCGATGGCGTAACCACATTCGCTTTGCCCAACTTGCGGAGCGCGGGAGGCTATCAAACGATTATACGGGTTTGCAATGCGGCGGAGGCTGTCGCCCCAGTTACCGTTATAGTCCCTTGCGTCATTCATGGTCCGATGCCCGATGGCTACTTAGTCGGCGATGTGTTGGCCTTTACTGTGCAGCTAATCGAACCTGTAGCAGTGGCGGGAGGCCCGCCTAAATTATCTATAACCATTAACACGACCACTTACTCATTGACACGGCAAGCCGGAGCCACGGCAACCGAGTGGCACTACCAGCACACCATGACAACCAGTGATAGTGGCACATTATCCGCCGCGATCGATTTGAACGGGGCCGCCTTAACCGTCGGTTCTGCGTCCGCCACGTTAAACGCGGCTTATTTTTCAAATAACAAAAATCTGTCTACCGATCCTGATGTCCTGAGTGCCGCGATGACGCCTGCTGCCGAGACGTCTTCGATTTCGCAAAATCACGCGCTTTCGGCGATTGAAGCAACAACGACACCCACTGCCGATACCGGTAGTGTTTCATAAAATTAATTTCTGAGGTTTATATGGCTAAATATTTACACCCTAATGTACTGGACGGCGGACCGTTGCTGATTAAAACATCGGCTCAGCGCGTGGCCCTGGTAAAAGCATTCGCTGTCGGTAATTCCTACGCGACGGTGACAGGCAATATTGTTGCTGCCGCAGCCACAACGTCAGCCGATTTTACCTTGGCTAACCAGGGCGGCAACGGCCGGAAGATTACCTCGGCGACTAAATCGCCCACGGCGTCGGCGTCAAGTACGTCAGGAGACGATTTGCATTTTGCGCTTCTCGATGACACTAACAACTTAGTGCTTGCCGTTACCGATGAAACCAGTAACCAGGTCATCACCTCGGGCAACACGGTCAATATCCCCGCGCTCACGTTCAATTTCAACCAGCCGGTTTAATCCATGAGCCTGGGAGCGTTATTAGCCTTACGTCAACGCCTGAGTACCCATGCGGCGCTTAATGCGTATTGGCAGGTCCGCTACGGCAAACCGGCCAAACATTTGATCGGCTACAAGAGCGCTCCCAACGCTAATGATTTTCCGTTTGTTTGTTACGTACCGACCAAGGCCAAGCGCAAATTCAATGCGTCCGGCCATATTGCCGCCAGCGTGGTAGTCGGAGTGCATGAGCAAGGCATTACGGACGATGTCTTTGACGGCCTCAGTCGCTTGGACGAGCTGGAAGAATTGATTATGAGCGCCTTAGTACCGTTAAAGCTGGATACCGAATTTACCGTTGCCGCAGACGAAGTTGCGATTTTTTACGACCTCGGCACCCGGCATCCCTTCCACGAAAAAGAAATGCAGTTATCAATCATCAGGAGATGAACATGGATATCGAACCGGAAAGTGAAGTTAATAAACTCAAACGCGTCAAAGTCAAACTGAAAAAGCCGCACACCCACGCAAGTGTCGACTATGACGAAGCGGCCGTTAAGACGGGCGTCGAAATCGAAATCACGGAACAACAAGCCAAGTCTCTGAAAGAGCTGGGCGTTATTTAATACGAACGTCATTTAGGAGTACGTTATGTCAGGTTTTTTAGGCTCAGGCCGCATTTATATCGATCGCAAAGTCGGTGGCGTTTACAGAGGTTTTAAATACATCGGTAATGCCACTAAGTTTGAAATCAAAGAAAATACCGAAAAAAAGGAGCGGGTATCAAAAGACCGGGGCAATTATGGTTCCGCGCTCAATACGGTGTTCATCAAAAAACCTGGTGAGGTCAATATTTCACTGGACGATTTGGATAAAGACAATCTGGCCTTGGTGTTCCTGGGTGATACCTCTAATGTATCAGTGACCGGCGGTACCGTCACCGATGAGGTCGTTATCGCCTATCAAGGCCTCATCATTAAAACAGCCAAACGCAAAATCAGTAATGTGGTGTTGACTCATTCGATCAGTACGCCGACTTACGCGTTAGATACCGATTATGAAATCACCGACCCTGATCTGGGATTAATCAAGATTATCGGCGGCACCATTACTGACGCGCAATCGCTAAAACTCGACTACAGCTACGGCAGCATGACCAGCAGCAAAGTCGCAGGCGGTACTAACTCCAGCATTATCGCCAGGATTTTGTTTGACGGCGTCAACCAGGCCGACCAATCCAAAGCAGTGGTCAATGTGTTCGAGGCGGTGTTATCGCCCACGTCGGGCGTTGATTTTCTTGCCGATGATTTCGCTAAACTGGATCTGGCCGGTATCGCCAATGTGCCGGTAGGAGGCACGGCGGCTTATGAAGTCGAGATGGATGTGGTGTATAGCTAATGCGCAGGCAAAAGCTAATTCCATTGGATGACAATCGGTCGGTAATCGTTAAGGAGCTGCACGTCAGAACTGCCCGCAATATGATGGAGCAAGTCGAGAAGCTGGCGCAGGTTGATATTATCGATCTGTTTACTAAACGCTTCAATGAAGTGCTTGAGCTGTTAGACGATTGTGTACAAATGCCGCCGGGTGAATCGCTGGACGATTTAACCGGTAGCGAATTAATCGAGGTAAAAGAGGCATTGCTGGAGGTCAATGCCGGTTTTTTAGACCTGCTGGGACTGGTGGCGGCTCCAGTCCCTCAAGAAACGTAATAGAAGCGCTCGACAAAGCTTGTATCACCCTGATCGAGCGAGGCCACGCCGGGGTTTTTGACTACGGTTGGCAGTTTTTCATCACCGCGTTGACGTGGGATCGTAAGTAGGGCGCGCTGTTGCCTATCCTACACATATTTGAAAATAAACATGGCATCCACTAGAGATTTAATTGCACGTATTATTCTACGCCTCCAGGATGAGGCGAGCCGCGGCCTGGATGTTGCGCGCGACCGTGTCCGTGGAGTCGGTCAGGAAATCAATCACGTCAAGCAGATGGCAATCGGCCTGTTTAGTATTGCCGCCCTTAAACAAGGGGCTGAAAGCTTGACCGGCTTGTCAGACAAATATGCCGGTTTAACCGGTCGCATTAAGCAGGCCATCGGCCCGACCGGCGATTTAGCCGGAAAACAACAGCAACTGTTTGATATTGCCCAGCGCACCAGCGTGGCGCTTGATGGTACTGTGCAACTGTATGCCAGAGGCGCTCAGGCTCTAAAAAACCTGAATAACGGCCAGGAGATCGCGGCTAAGTTGGCCGAAACCGTTAACCTGTCGTTCAAGGCGCAACAATCCGGCGCGGCTGAAGTTGCCTCGACCATCACCCAGCTTACCCAATCGATATCGACAGACGCTGTAGAGTGGGAGGACTTCGGCCAATTGGCAGACACCAACCTGATGCTGGTCAACGTTGCGGCCAAGAATTTAGGCTACGACGGAATTGGCTCATTAAAACAGGCGATGGCCGACGGTAAAGTCGGCAATGTCGAGCTGGTTAACGCCATTGTGTCCGGTTTCGATGAGATCAAGGCGGCTGCCGACAGTATGCCGAGCACAGTGGCTGCATCCTGGACGAAGCTGGAAAACCGGTTGTTAGTTTTTGTCGGTCAATCGAAGTCAGCCTCTGCAGCCGCTGAACAAATTGCCAACGGTATCGGCTTTATCGCCGACCATCTTGAGCAGTTTATTGAAGTCTCTATCAAAGCCGGTGAAGTGGCGCTGGCAATGTTTGCAGGCAGTAAGCTTAAATCTCTGGTGATATATACTCAGGAGATGATTGCAGCAAGGGCAGCAGCCAGGGCTCTGGCTGTTGAGCAAGCGGCAGCGGGTACCGCGGCAGGCGCGGCGGCCGGACAGATGAGTATCTTTGCAAAAGCTATTACTTTGATTAACAAAGCGGTCGGCGCATTAGTCGCCTGGGAGATCGGTCAGACCGTTGGTAAATGGGCGTTGCAGTTTGAGTGGGTTCAATACGTCGGAGCTAATGTCGCGCAAATGACCGCCAAGTTTGTTGCGTTTGCCGATTTTATGACTCGCCCGCTGTCGTTAGAGAGCTGGAAAGCATTCAGGGATGAACTTGGGAAGATAGACGTACATTTCGATGGCGTTCGGGCGCGCATCGGCGAGGCCGATTCCGTCTATGCGGAGAGCGCACAAAAAGTATCAGCTTCCGAACAGGCTAAAACCCAAGCTATAGAAACCGAAGCGATCAAACAAAAAGAAGCATTCAAAACCGTGCAGGACGCAGTCAAGGCGCTGACCGCCAGTATCGACGCCGACACCAAGGCGCAAACTGCAGCGATTGCGCAAGGGCTGGCTGAACGCCTGGCTGCGATCGACGCGATGAATCGCAGCGAAGCGCAAAAAGACACGTTGCGTGTGGCCGCCAAGCTGGAGGCGTCCGATCTTGAGTTGCAATTACAGCAACAGGCCAGCGTGGCCAAACTGGCATTGATCGATCAAGAGTATCAAGCGGAACTGGCCGGCGCCGCTAAAAATGCTGCCCGTACTGCAGAAATAGAAAACCAAAAAAGACAAGACAAGTTGGCGGTTTATACCGGTCTGGCCGACTATTACCAGGGCGAAGTCGGCCGCTTGTCCCAAGTCTACGCGACGGAATACCAGGCGGCACAACAAGCCAAGCAGCAATTGCAAGCCTTGAACCAAAGTCACGAACAAGCCTTGTTTGAAGTCAAGTTGATGGGCATGACCGAGCGTGAAAAGCTGGATGCTGAGGAGTCTCGTTTTAATGAACTCACGCGAAAAATTGAGGCTGAACAGCGCAAGGGGGATCAGGCCGATCAAGAAAAAATCAAGGGATGGTTGATAGAGGCAAAAGGCTTGCACGATAACATCACCAGCGCAGTCAAGGACTCCGGAGATGCACAGTCAGAAGTCCGCGGACGTATCGACAAGCTATTCAAGATCGAACAGAAAACCTTGGTCGATACGGCCAACGCCCATACACAAAGTGCTGAGCGCGCTAAGCAGGCATGGGCTGAAACTGCCGATATGTTGGAGGCGACGCAAAAAACAATCGCAGGTATTACCGAATCGCTGAACAAGGATTATGCGTTAAAGATCGGCATCGACAGTGCCAGTTTAACGGCCGCTCAATCCGCCATTGCCGCGCTGACTGCACCGGCGGAAAAAGTCATCACGATCCGTACGGTTGAGGCAAATGGCAAGGAGCCGGCAGCACAAGCCACCGACGCAGGCAATGCGCCTGCGGCACAGGCGACCGGCGGCCCGGCAGGCTTACCGACCGGCGAGCCGTGGCGTCTTGCTACCGGCGGAACGGTCGGTGACTTCATGCGCCGATTAGACGGCCATAAGCCGTTGGCCGGACTGCTGCCCGGTTACGGTGGCGGCGACAAGGTTAAGGCGCTCTTGGAGCCCGGCGAATTCGTTGTCCGCAAGGAGGCGGTACAAAAGTTGGGGCTTCCTTTTATGGCATTGGTCAACGCGGGCCGGGTTCCGGTCGGCGATGTGATTCGCCGCGCATTGGGTGGCCCGGTTGATGAGCCTAATTGGGACATGATCAATAGCCAGTTATTCAATATCGTCCAGTCGTCTGCCCGATTAGGCTCGGCTGGTGCGGGCAACATCCAGGCCGTCGCATCGGGCCAGGCCCAGCGCAGTGATAGCATTATCTGGAAGGCCATGACCACACAAATTGAGGATTTGCTAAAGCGTGCCCATGCGCCCTGGCTCAAGGATGAGGCGATTGATGTGTTACGGCTGGCCACCGAGGAGTTTCAGCATAACGGCGCTGAAGCCGATATGGAGGTGATAAAAAATCGCATCAAACAGATGATTGATAAGCGTGTCGCTCAAGTCGTACCATCCTCCGCAAAGCAAATCGCAGCACTGCCGGCCGGGAAAACCTTGGGCGAGGTGTTAAAGTCTCCGTCCGTCGGCGTTACACCGTTTGCCGATATCCGTGCCGCCATGCAACAGCGGGCTAACACGTTTAGTGTACCCATGCCGGTTATACCGGCTCAGCCTGTTGCTTCAGCCAGTCAATCGACAGCATCCGGAAACACGATGCGTGTGCAGTTTGTCTCTCCGGAAAACTCAAAATCAGAGGGCGTGTTTAAGCCATCGGATGCAACGGCATTATTGAGAGTGCTGAAAGATGCGGGAGCCCGGACTGTATGATGCTGGACGCTATAGAGCTGCCCGAAGACCTGATCTGGTCGGATGAATTTGCCTGGAACCCGGTGCAGCGGACCAAGTCTTATACGTTAACCGGGGCTTTGGTTTTGGAAACCGGCGTCAAGCAGGCGGGGCGGCCGATCACCTTGGTAGGCGGAGCCGATGCCGCTTGGATCGACCGTACTACACTCACCGCGCTGCAGACGAAACTGGCTACAGACGAAACGATGACATTGACGCTGAACGATGCGCGCGTATTCAGCGTGGTGTTCGAAAGCGATCAACCGATTGAAGCGACGCCGGTGATTGACTACTCGACGCCTGCCGGCACTGACTGGTATTCCTTAACTCTTAAGCTCATGCAGGTTTAAAAATGGCTGACATTTTCGCGGAAATACACGCGCTAAACGATTTTTATAGCAATTTCAGGTTCGTCACTCGCACTGATCGTCTGCGTCGTGAGCGCGTGCTCGACCTGGACGGTTTAACACATGCTCTAGCTCAATCAGCAGACGCTGTAGGTTCTGTTTATCCTGCATCTCAGGCGGAACCTGCGCCACAGCCTGTTCCCAAAGCCCTACATAATCATCACGCAGACGGGCCAGGTCAATGTTCGGTTGTTCGAATACAGCAAGGGCAAACGCACGTAACGATAGAACTTCGCTCGTGAGTTTTTTCAGGGTGTTGTGTTGGTCTACAACGGCTTGCTCAAGTTGTTGTAAGCGGTCCATAAAGATTTAAGTAAAAGGTTAAAGAATGGCAATCTTATCAGGCGACATTAAGTTATTAAAATCCGACACGATGTCGGACGCGCCGGAAGGCGGCGGCGCGATCACAGGGCAGGTGATTATCGACGGCGAAAGCAATAACATTTTCGACGATATCTCTACCCTGGATCGGGTCTACGGCGCTGTCCACATGCGCAAACTATTCCCTGCCGTGCAAACGCCGAGCGTCGATCGATATTTCGGCTCGCACGTCATTATCAGCAAACTGCCGGGCGACAGTAAAATTGGCGTCAATTTATTCAACACCGGCGACTATTTCGACCGCCGCCCTTCGGCCAAAAGCCGGGTTGAGAATTATCGTGCGCGAGGACCTTTGTATAGCGGTTTTTTGTGGGCTACCCAATACCAGGGTAGCCGGGCCATTGTGATTTTTCAGGGCGAGACTGCGGCAAAGCCGGGCATCGGCGATGTGTTGGATTTGGTGACAGCCACTACATCGCAGGCGGTTAAGATTACAAAAATGACCGATTCAGTACAAACATTCTCCGACGGCACCGGGGCGTTCCAGCGCCGCATCCTCGAAATTGAAATATCCGATGTGCTGGTTACCGACTTCGTCGGCGCACAAATCAGTAAAGCGGACCCCACGTCCCCGGCCGCGGTGATTTACAAGACCGTAGTGGCTAATGCGGCTCGGTATTACAGCGCGAGGCCATTAGCGATACCGGCGGCATCGGGGTCGTTAACGATTAAGACCGATTCGGTCTATTCGCAAGTGGTGCCGTCTTCGCAATCGGAACTGCCGCTAATCGATATTGGCGCCGGAGGTAACGCTATCCCTTTAATTGAGAGCAGTAGTGCCGATGTCACCATTAATGTGGCTAATTCCGGTAGTACGTCTGTTTTGATATTTTCCCGTTATCTCGGTAGCCCTATTACTCCGGGTACGCTCAGAATTGTAATGGTGGCTGTAGGCACCTTAACTGATATTGCCGGATCATTGATGTATAACGGTATTGCGTACGGCACTGTTATTTATGCCACCGGAGAACTTAAATTTAAATTCCCTGCAAACCCGGCACCGAGTTCCGCTTTATCTTGCACGTTCCGCCCGGCTGCTGCCCCTATCCGCGTAGCTGATACGACATCTATCCGCGTCACCGCTGCAAATCGGGGCTACGTGTGGACGATCAACCTCAACCCGGCCCCTAAACCGGGTGCATTGTCAGTCAGTTATCGTGCCTTAAATACCTGGTATGAATTACACGACAACAGCAACGGCGGTTTGATCGCTGAAGAAGTCGGTATCGGCTCGGGTAGCCTTAATTACGTGACCGGCTCAGTCACGTTGACCACTGGGGCGCTGCCGGATGCGGATAGCGATATCATTTTTGCTTGGGGACAAGCGGCCGATTTCTTTAATCGCTCGGCTATTACGCCCGGGAAGGTGAAAGTGACTCATCCTCTTGGCCAGGCCGGTTTCGATGCCTCAACGTTGACAATCGATTGGGATGACGGCGATGCACGGACGGCATCGGTTAATGCGGCCGGTGTAGTTTCCGGAGATGCTACCGGGCAGCTTAATTTAACGACCGGACTGCTTGAATTTAGCCCGGCGGCATTACCCTTGGGCGGGACTGACTTTACCGTTGCTTACAATCACGGCGCTGCAATCAGCAAAACGCTAAGCGAATTTAATGTGTCCGGAAATATGATCACCTTAGATCTGGGCGATACCAATATCATTCCAGGATCATTGAAGATCACCTGGTCGGCGCCTTGGGCCGCCGATCCTCAGTACACCGTGCCGGTGTCATCCGGTACACTTCAACAGCAGGATGCCGACGATGGTGCCGGGGTTTTGCGGGGTGGGCGGTCATCGTCGATCGACTACACAGCCGGTACATTGACTTTTGACCCGACCAGTAGCGTCACCTATAAAGCCGCTAATTGGTTTAGGAGTGGCCATACGCCGGTTGTCGGTAGTATGGCCGAAGGCCTGTATAACACTATTACCGGCTACAGTGATGCCAGCGTACAGACCTCAGTCCCGTCTGCTTTCAGCGTTATCTACAGGACGGCGTCGGCGGGGTCAACGGCTAATGAAACGTTAACATTATCAACTATCAAACTGGATTTAACACCAGGCTATGCCGAAGCCATTGTGGCAGGTTCAGTGCGCTTTGCGTTGGGTCCACGTACGTACGTGGATCGTAACGGTCAGCTCTATTACGATATTGATGCTGTCACCGGCGCGGGCACTTATGCCGGTACGATAGACTACAGCACCGGAGATTGCATTGTGACCGCCTGGGCGCCACTGGCATCGGCCGACATAACCTTGCAATCGTTACTGACTACAATGAATTTCCAGCCGATTGAGTTTGCGATCGGGCGTACACCGGCGGCGCCGGTCAAGGTTGGCGTTTTCCAGATCAGGGCAACGCCTGCAGACGGCGGCGGACAAATATCGGCAACGGCGGCGAGCAATGGCGACATTATTGCCGGCGATATTGATGGATTCATCGAATACGAAACCGGCGTCTGGCGAGTGCGTTTCGGTCAACGGGTGGCGGCGGCGGGCCACGAAGCCGAGCCGTGGTTCGATCCGGACGCAGTTGTCGAAGGCCACATTTTTAAACCCCGTTTTGTCTACGCGGATACCATTTTGTACAGTACTGTGGCTTACACCTATTTGCCGCTTTCTTCGGCGATTCTCGGCCTGGACCCGGTGCGTTTGCCTTCAGACGGACGGGTTCCGGTTTACGCTCCCGGTGACGTTGTGGTCATTCTTAACGATCAAACTACCGTCGGCACGTTTACCAGCGGACAAGCCATCAATCTGGGTGCCGATCGGGTAAGACTCGCTAAGCTCACTGTTAAAGATGCGGCGGGCAACCCTCTTGCGGCCGCTAAATATCTCGCTGATCTGGATACAGGTGCTATCACATTCGGCGATTTGAATGGCGTCTCGCAACCGTTGACTATTGTCGACCGCATTGAAGACATGGCCGTATTAAGCGATGTACAGATTACCGGCACTCTATCGCTATCCAAGCCGATCACTCATAACTTTCCGTTGTCGGGAACTTTGGTATCAAACGCTATTGTGTACGGCACTCTCTATGCACGGACCTCGGTGCCGTTTACCCAGCAAACCTGGACCGGGGTGTGGTCCGATGCGCGGGTCGGCAACAGCATAGCGGCTCAGTACAACAATACGCAGTACCCCATTCTGGTCGATAACGCCTCGGCCATCCAGGAGCGCTGGGTGGTGGTATTTACGTCGGCCTCGGCGTTTACGCTAACCGGCGAGCATATCGGGCAGATTATTTCCGCCGGCTCGATTGCAACTCTCACAGCGCCGATTAATCCCAATACCGGGCAGCCTTACTTCAGTATTCCTGCGGCGGGCTGGGGCACAGGCTGGGCATCCGGCAACGTGATGCGCTTTAACACCTATTCATCCAATGTGCCGACCTGGGTGATCCAGGCTATCGCTCAAGGCGAGGCTACGGACGATGATTATACCTTCGCCCTGGAGTTCAGGGGCGACATCAATGCTTAACAAGAGGAGACCTTTATGAGCGCATTAGCTTTTTCAACAGCATTGAGAAACAGTCGGGCGCAATGCATTGCCGCTGCGCTCGATGCCGGCGCAACCCCCGGAAAAATCCTGCTATACACCGCACCTCGGCCAGCCACCGGCGCCGCTATCACTACGCAAACGCTGATCGGCACCTGTATGCTGTCGGACCCGTGCGGTACAGTGTCAAATGGTGTGCTGGTATTCGATGACATTAACGATGACGACTTGGCCGACGCGACCGGTGTGATTGCCTGGGCGCGAGGCGTGGATGGCGATGACGCATTTGTGTTGGATATGTCCTGCGGCATCGAGGGCAGCGGCGCGGCGTTAATATTTAACACGTTGTCCGCGCAGATGGGTGGGGCTATTCAGATTCTATCGGGGTCTATTACCGAGGGTAATGTGTAATGGTAGGTGATCCGCATTTCAGTAATGTGTCGCTGTTGCTACACATGGATGGCGACAATAACTCAACGGCATTTATTGATAGTTCATCTGCATTAAAAACAGTGACCAGTCATGGCGATGCTAAGATAAGCACGGCGCAGAGCAAATGGGGAGGGGCATCGGCATATTTCGACGGGACTGGTGATTACCTCACCGTCCCTCACTCGACAGGGTTGGACCTAACGACAGGTGATTTCACCATAGACGCGTGGGTTTACTGTACCGCATTAATAGCGTTCACTCAGGAGATTATCGATAAAGACGGCGTTTCAGGGTCTAGCTATCCCTCATACGCTCTTGGTATAACCTCAGGTGGTTATCTGTGGGCGTTTCTGGGTAACGGCGGCGGAGTATCGCCTGCTGGCACAGCGTATACCGGCTCATCCACCGTAACATTGAATGTTTGGCACCACGTAGCACTTGTAAAAACGGGCTCAACCTGCAAGGGGTATTTAGACGGCGTTCAACAATGGTCGAGTACGGCGGCAACAATGTACAACGGTAGTAAGCCGTTGATGATTGCTAGTTATCAGGGGCAGTCATCGGGAACATCGTTTAGAGGTTACGTCGATGACCTGCGTATAACCAAAGGCATCGCACGATACATCACCGACTTTACCCTCCCTGCCGCCGCGTTTCCAGGACAGGCATTACTCTCTATCTCTGGTTTGATCTCTGAGTCTCTAGCCGCCAATATCTTCATAGCCCGTGCTTACGATGTGGAGACAGGGGTATTGGCCGGCAGCAAAGCGTTTACTGATACCAATGATTTTACTATCGATATAACAATAGATGCCAAAGCCTGTAACGTCACAGTAGGCGTTAATTACAACATTTGGGAACCTGAGACCGTCTACGGCCTGGATGACTTAGTATTTCCTACCAATCCGGTTGCCAAGCCCTACTACTACAAGCGCATTGCCTCCGGTACATCGGGTGCAACAGAACCCGTATGGCCGACAACGCCCGGTGGTTTTTGCAATGATGGGGCTGTATCCAATGCTTGGGAGCTGGTGGAAAGGTTGGTGCAACCGGTAACGCACGGCCCTTTAATCCCATCATAAATGACTTATACGCCCACTTCTGATTTCGAGCTGTCAGGCGGCGATTACACGCCGTCTACGGTCTTTGATTTCAGTATTAATCTGGCTGGTAATCTGACTGCTACAACCGACGCAGCTATTGCAGAGTTTATTGGTGTAATTCCTGGTGTCCATTCCGATTTATTAGCCACAACCGATGCGGCTATCGGTTATTTTGTCGCGACCAATGCGCCTCAAGGCGTTCTGTCTGCACAAATTGATGATGCGGTTGCCGCGTTTGCTGGCAGCAACGAATTTAAGCCAAACTTCATTCTTGTAGGCGGCTACACGCCGTCTACGCTCTTTAACTTCAACGGCACTGCTAATTTACAGGGGATTTTATCTGCGGCAGCTGATGAGGCTGTCGCTGTTTTTACTGGCAGCAACCCGGTAATCATCAACCTCGCTACCACAACAAATGCTGTAGCGGCTTTCGTTGCCAAGAACATCAACAACCACGGAGCTTTTTTTGTCACAACCGATGAAGCTAGCGTAAATATTGCCGGTAGCTATGATCCGCACGTAGAGCGGTTAACAGTCTCTACCACTTTCAGTCGGCAGGAAAGTACGGTAGGGGTGCCTTTGTCAATATCGTCGCCACGCGATCAAGCGGCATATTTTCCATCCCAGTGGGCCTTTGTTCAAGAGCAAACGATACCTGCAAACCTTGCCACGTCGATTATTTACGAGCACACCGACCTACTGCCCGTGGTTGTTGCTGGGCAGGTAGATCAAGCGACGCCGCTAGGGACATCCGTATTAGTTCCAACGGAGTCACTAACCCGGCAGGATTACACGCTGACCGGCGACAACGAACAAGCTGTACCTTTATATGTAGATGCTACCGCCGAATTTAATGAGCTGGTATTTACTTACAAGGGTTCCAGTCATCCCGTGCATGATATGGGCATCACTATTCATGACGACCTACACAAGGTTTACGATGAGCCATCGTTAGCGTTCCGCTACACGCCCAGTGTTAATTTTCTATTGCAAAGTAACGAGGACTACAGTCCTGACAACCCGTTTCTTTGGCCGTACATAGTGCCGGAAATCTTTCTGCAGGTATCTCAGCAACGCGGTGTGATACGGTCGGCAGTCAGCGCCCACTTCCAGTATGCCTCACAAATGGGATTGGAAATTCGCTCAAACGTCCAGGACGCCATGCAACCTTGGACAGGCGGCAGCAGCACGTGGGAGCCAGGCGGCGTATTCCCGCCGCCACCGCCTCCGGTTGACCCGCCCGGCCATGTCACAATACATATACCTGCACAGGATGCCTATATCATGCAACATACACTTTCTGTCACTCTACTGGATTCCACCCCGATCTCGATGTCGTCAGTCAGCCTCAGTCTCGATGCTGATTCTTATGCCTGGCAGTTCAACGGTACTTTGCTCGATAAAGCCGATCTGGACAAAGTCCAACAAATCGGCACCGATGAGCCGGTACAGCTGATTATTACGATTAATGGCTACCCTTTTAAAGTCCTGGTGGAGCGTATCCACGAAACGCCGGAGTTCGGGAAAAGCAACATTACATTGTCTGGAAGGGGCTTAACCGCACTGCTTGGCCAGCCGTACGAACAACCCGCCAGCGCCACCCAAAGCAGTGACCTGACCGTCCAGCAACTCGCTGAATTGCAATTACCGACCGACTGGACAATCAACTGGACTGCAGCTACATGGGTAGTGCCCTCCGGTGCGTACAGTTACATACATCAAACCCCTATCCAAGCGTTAGCTGGTTTGGCTGCCGATATTGGTGCTATGGTGGTGCCCAATCCGAATAACCAAGTCATTAATATCATGCCGCGTTATCCTGTGTTGCCCTGGGATTTTGCCCTATTGTCTCCCGATGTGACTATTCCTGATTCAGTGGCAATCGGCTTAGTGCGTAGCAATGTCGCGCCGTATCAAGCCAACGGCGTTTATGTCCACGGCTCAGAGGTGGGCGGTACATTAGCGTGGTGCCGGCTGGATGGGACAGACGGCGCAAGGCTGGCGTCTACTGTAAGTAATGCCTTGATGACTGATGTCGTGGGTTGCCGGGCGCTGGGCGAAAGGATCATTGCCGGGCAGTACGAACAGCCGTCCATCCAGGCAGTCACCTTGCCCTTGGACGGCGAGACAGTGCCTTTATTAAAGGTGGGCCAATTCGTTGAAATCACGGTTGACGGCGTGGGTGTGCGCGGTATCATCAACAGCGTCAGTATTCAGGTCGGCTTAGGCAGCGTAAGACAGACTATCCAAATCGGCGAGGAAACAACAAACACTTGGGCTATGTTCAAAGAGCTGCTACCACGTGATCCTTTACTGGTTGCCACCCTATCAGTCACCGATGGCACCACGTCGCTGATGACATTGCTTGATAATGGCGTGGTACGAGTCAGAGGCACCGGTACCATAGGGGGCAAATATTACATCCGAGGCGGGAAAATAGATGGCGCGGCGCCAAATATGAGTCAAAATGAGGTGATTTTATAGAGGCACTGGATTTGGCTGTAATATTCCGCAAAATTACTTATTCTTAGCCGCAAAGTTAACGATTTACATATAATTAATTTGGGCATATCGCATTACTAAATCATCGACAATTATAGCGCAAAAAACAGCCAAATATCGCGCCGCGCTACAGTTCTCGATAAAAGCTCCGGTGCTCGGCGCGGCAAACGGGAGAAATACGGTCCGTGCGTA